GCAATGGTATACCTATCACCGCAAGATTTTCCAAGATAGAAATACACTCGTTGATGATAAACCATATCGTCACGATAAGGCCAAAATAAAAGCTGACATTTACCTCAATGCCTATCTGTGAAAGTCCTGAGATAAAGAGCCAATCAAGCACGCCTGACACCGCCACCACAAATATGTAGCCGACCTTTTTGAAAAGCCCTTTAAGACCGACACGGCTTGACAGCTCGCCCCTATTCCATGCTTTCCACATTCCTGTAATGTAGTCAATGATCATCACAAGCACCAGAATGACTATAGGTATCGCCATGACACGGAAATACGCTGACAGCCCTGCGGCTATCGCTGATATGATGATTTTTGTTGTGTTTTCTTTCATTACTGCTTCTCCCTTTCGTATGTTTGTCCCGTGATTGTTGTATACTCCTCAGCCGTGATCTTCCCCCTGTCAGCAAAGTCCTTGACCTGTTCAGCGGTGTACAGCCCTAAATCGTACAACCTCTTGACCTTTCTATACATCTTCCTTGTCCTCCTCAATCAGCGTGTCTGTCATCAGTGCAGTATATAGCACCTGTGCTTCTAGCTCGTCCACCTTTGTGGCTTTCTTCGGCTGAAAGTCTTCTGTGGATAGACCAAGCTTGTCAGCCATTTTCTTTTGTAAATCTGTCATGTTGTACCTCCTATCTCTGACAGTTTGACGATGTATTCTTCTTCGCTTGGCACTGGTATGTGATAGTTGTCATTGCTGTTTTTGAAAATCACTGAACCGCCTGCCTCAACTGTTAGATTTCGCAGAAAGTCGTCGTCAATTAGGGTTGATATGTCCGTTACGATTTGGGTTTCCAATTCGTAATATAGCATTACGCCCTGCATTGCCTGTTTGAATGCGGCTGCATCGGCGTAGGACGTATCGTTGACATAGATATACCCGTTAACGTTTGATGTAGCTGATATGCCTGTTATACTGGTTTTGCCCCACGATTCATTTTGCGTTTTTGTCGAATATTTTGGGCATATGAAATTTGGTGCAATGCTATAACTTTTTGTCAATTTTTGCCCGGCTAAATGATGTGTTTTAAATGACACAGATTCACCAGCAGTCCACGTCAGCGTTCCCAAATCCACACTGTCTACGCACTGAACGTATCGTTTATTCTCATAATCAACGTAATTCTTAGCCGTTCCTGCCGACCAGCCGTAGCCAGGCAGTGCCTTGATTGTGTCGGGTATCTGGTAAACGTTGCTGTGGTAGGGGGCGTAGGCTGTGGCGGTTGGGGATTTTTCAATTTGAATATCGCACAAATCAAAAAATGATTTTCTATCAGTGCCTGTAGACTCTCCACTAAATACAGATAAAATAATGTATCCGTGTTTAACCGAGATAATTCCAGTTTTATCGACATTGTAACCATAGCCAGTTAAGTGTTCTATAATCAGTCCTGTTATATTATTATCAGTGCGGATTTCAGAATCAAACACATACACTGATTTGCTCATGCCCGAAACATACCCAGATTTGTGTTTTGTTGATACCGTATAATCACCATTTTCACACGGAATTTTCAAACCCTTGTACCTACCGTTATAATACATCGGAATTGTATAGGCATCGCTATTTTCTTTGCCGCTTTTGTCAAACAAATTCTTTCCCTGCTCGACAATTTCTGTCGTACCAGCACTGATAATCTCCCCGTCAATGGCCTCAGAATGACCGCCTATTGACTTCACCGACATCAGCTTCGCCCCTGTCGGAACTGTCTTGGTATATGCCGTATCTGTATCAGTTTCAAATTTATGCGTCACACCCTGACCTATGTCAAACAGTGCATTTACACGTCTTGTCAATTCTTTATCCGTCAGCTTTACCGCAGAAATTTCAGCTGTATTTTCGGCTATCTTTCCAACCGCTGTAGTGTAGTCATCAGGCAGGCTGTCAGCCACCGATTGTGCTGTCTGTGCGGCTGTTTCTGCGGCTGTTCTATCCTCTGCGACCTTAGCGGCATGGTCTGCCACTGTGGTCTTGTCCGCCGTCACCTGTGTTGCCATTTCCTGCACCGCCTGCCTGTCCGCTGCAGTGCTGTCAGCGCAGGTCTTTGCAGTTTTAGCATAGCCTGCCGTTATGTTCTTGTCGGCTGTGGTCTGCTGTGCCGATGCAGATGCTTGGGCTGCGGATATCTTAGCGGCGTTCTGTGCTGTGACCGCCTCAGCACGTGCGGTTTCTGTGCCCTGCATGGCAGTGTCTGCCTGCGTTGCGGACGTTTCAGCAGATGTCTTTGCGGTTTCAGCTCGGCTTGCTGCCTGTTCTGCCGTGTCTGCTGATACACCTGCGGCTGTGGCAGATTTTTTTGCGTTCTCTGCCGCTGTTGTCGCTGTTTCTGCGGCGGTGACGGCTGTCTGCATATCTGCGTGCGCCTGCCTGCCTATGGCGTCTATGCGGTCTAGTGCGTCCATCGCCACGTCAGGTGACGGGATAGCATTATCGCCTATAGCCGCACCTATTCTCAGGCGGAATATGCGTGATTTTTTAACTAAAATATACTCGTCGCCTGACAGTTTTTTTGCACATATCTGGCACGAAACTGTCTGCGCTGAACGCAAGATATCTGCCGTTGGCGTCCACTGTCCGCCTGTGATATCGACCTCATACTGAACGCCGTCACCGTAATCTATAGTCAACACATAGCGGTCTGCGCCGTCTATCTCCATGCCCTCGACAGACACGGGTCTAGCATTTGTTTCACCAACATAGCCCAGTAGGGCTGTGCTTAGTGTTACGTCATAGTCTGAATTTAATGTTATCGTCATTTAATCACCCCTCTTTACTCTATTGCAATGTAATCAACATAGTATGTTCCTGTCGGCACGTTTTCCACTGTTGACCCGTTATTAGATCCCATGCAGACGTTCAGATAGTACGACTTTCCCGAACCACTAACGTGGGTACAGTAGTTCTGATATGGTGTTGGTGCGGCTGTCTGCCGTAGCGTTGCTATGACCTGCTTAGGCGCAAAAGTCAGTCCAAGCGGTATCCGCATCAGCGCATTTGCTCCCGTCATCTTGTATTCCACAGTGCCATAGTGTATCTTGCCGGCTCGGCTCAGTATCTCATCGATTTCCTCACCTGCGTGTTGCATAGGATAGTCATTCTCAGTGATATCTTGCGCCAATGTCAAATTTTCATCAGCCATTATCTCGCCCCCCCTTAAAGCTGTTCTTCAACGCTCAGACCTACCGCAGAAATGTCTGCTGAAAGCCCTCCGTCAAAGTTAAATCCTAAATTTGTTATCGGTATATCATAATTGTCTGTGCCGTTGGTGTAGGTCACCACGTCACCTATGTCGAAACGTGGGTCACCAAGTCTGTGGTACAGCTCAGTGGTGTACCACGAAAAACCTCCTATTCTGCGCCACAGAGATTGTAGCAAAGACTCTGTCATGTACGGATTTTCAAACTCTAGCACACGTCCTTGCGTGGTATCTGTCACACCAAGCAACAGCGTTACATCATCACTGACTTTGCAGATAATGCCCACGATAACGTTCTGCCTTTCTGACAGTGTTGGCAGGTCTATTGTGTTGTTATCCAATGTTTTCACGCTCTTGCCATACCACTTTCGGACGTACTTTCCGTACCTGTCAACATACCCGAACTGTCCCTGAGCAGAAGCCAGATAGGACAACATTTGGCGCATGGTCACGTCCTTTAGCAATGAGCCGACCTTGAAATAGAAATACTTTGAGTACAGCACCTTGCCGTTCTTATCTATCAACCGTCTGCCGTCCTTGTCACGCAGTAGTCGCACCTCTGTGTAGTCATTGCCGTTCTGCAATCCTAATTGTCTGCAAATGTCGTCTTCAACGGATCTATTCCAGTTCGGGATAGGTATGTGAGGTACATACGGTTTGTCCGAGAAATACAGCCTATCCGCCATTGTCAGCTGAACACTGCCGCCCGACTTTTTCGACTTTACACAGGTGAAACGCCCCATTGGTATCTTTTCACCTGCAAGTATGCCGCTAGTTTCGTAGTCTATGAGGTATAGATATGTGTCATACTCTTTGCCGAGAAACGCTGTTTCAGTGTCACTTATGGTCATGTTCCACGATTGCGAACACACGGCACCTAGTTCGATGTCGTCAGACAAGGACGTGCTTTGAGCTGTACTGCTTGCAGATACTATCTTGTCGCCTGTAAGTATGCTGTTTGTGTCTTCAAGCTCCATTCTCCACGTTCTGCAATAGCTCTCTATCTTTGATGATACAATGTCGCTTACTGTGTACATTTATGTCACCTCACCTGTACCGGAATAGGCATAAAGGTCAAGGGAAAGCACCTTGCAAAGCTGTCTTTTCTTATCCCAACCCCACTGCTCGTATGTTGTACCCTCTGCCCTAAAACGTACCGTGACCATGTTGAACGTTTCATCAAGGTAGGTAACAGGAAAATCAGCGTCCTGCACATTCAGAACATACTCGTTTATAATTGCTACTTCCTGCGGTTTAAGATTTGCCCACTCTATGTGAAGCGTGGTCTGTAGCCCCTTTACGTCACCCACATATTTGCAGGTCGAGGAAAGCCCTGCATTATCGGACATTATTTTTTTCTTATCTATTGTGAACGTTGTCGGCACAGCTATTTCAGTATCACCAAATTTAAGATATTCCATTGCATTACCTCCTATACAAGCGGTGACTTGCCATTAAGCTTTGTCAGCGAGTTTATATCTTCTACCACAGCCTTGCCAACAGCTCGCTTGTCTATCTCCACAGTTACATTGATAGGCTGTTTGGCGCTTTTGCCGTCAACAGAGGCATACTCTGCAAGGGCGTTGAGTATAGCCGACCGCATACCCATGTTTGACGTATCAGGCACAGTTTGTGTAGCTGTCTGCTCTCTCAGTGAAGATACATCTATCCTGCTGTCAACACTGCTGGCACTTTGTATAGCAGATCTGACCATGTTTTCAGAAGCCTGCACTGCGAGATACGTTTCATCAGCCACACCAAGAGCATATCCCTCTCCCACATATCCGCCAAGTGTACGGAAAACTCTTGACGGAGAATGTGAATCCTGAGCAAGCCTTGCGGCGGTTATGCCGTTTCGTATCATTTCACTTACTGTGGCATTTACTATGGGCATTCTGCCTTTTATGCCGTCCGCATAGCCGTCTGCGGCATACTGTCCTAAGACCTCGTATGCCGCTCTCATTTCAAAGTTTCGCTGACCTGCCATTCCCACAAGCTCATCAAGTAGCTTTGCAGAAGAATCTTTCATCTTGCTCATACTTCTGTCAACGTAGTCATTCATTTCGTCAAAAATGCCCTTGCTCTTTACAGAGTATTTCTTGAGTTCCTTATCTGACATATCAACAAACGCCTTTGCGTAGCCTGCGCCCTTTGGACCCATTTCTTCAAGATTATTGTAAAAGTCCTGTGAGATAATGCCGTCTGCGACCTTTTTCTTCAGCTTAGCAAGGTTGTTTTCCCAGTCGGTAAAGCCGTTTATGTTATCGTCAAGATTTGCGATAAGCTGTTCGGCGGTCACATCTGACTTTCCACAGAACTCGTCAAGAAGATCTATCTGTCCGAATACAAGATCGTGCTGGGTTTTGTATGCGTCTGCATACTTGCCGCAGATGTCATTTATCTGCGACAGCGTTTCTTCCGAGAGTTCTGCTATCGAGCCTGTGGTAAGAGCATAAGCGTCTGCAAATTCTTTCTGAGCTGTGCTTGCGTCCTCTATGGATTGTCTTACTGTCGAGAGGTCGCTATTAGCGGTAAGAAGTGCGCCGTGGGCTGTGTTCAGCGACAGTGCAAGTGCGTCAAAATCATCACCTGTCAAGCCGTCAGCCTTAGCCTGCTTGTATCGTTCAAGTGCTTCATCATACTCGCTCTGAGCCGCCGCTTGGTTTCTCAGAGCCTCCGCAAGCTTATCCTGCAAGTCCTTTGTATCCTGCATATCCGCATAAGCGTCAAGCATATCGCTTACTGCGGCTGTGTTGTTTTTCAAGCCGCCTGTCTGATCATCTATGGTCAGATTAAGGCCCTCTATATCGCCGTTGAGCTGATCTATAATGGATTGCATTTCGGCTTTTTCATCAGCACTTTTATTTTCAGTTTCATTCAGCTCTTTGAGCCTGTCATTGAGCACACGATAGGAGTCGGCTTGCTTTTTATTGCTGTCTGTGCTGTCGGCAAGCTCCTCGTGAAGACTTTCAACGGCACTTTTGGTGGAAAGACATTTGTCCGAAAACTGTTTGACGCTCTCGGACAAATTCACTATACTGCTTTCTGTGACGTCTATCTCATTGGCAAAATGATTTATGATTGCACTGCCTATAAGTGCAACTCCTGCAGCGATACCTGCCGCAAGATTTTGAGTTATAGCCATTTCGGCATTCATGGCCGTTGCCATAGCCTTGCCTTGTATCATTTGCAGAGTAAGCCCCTCAAAGGACTTTGTGACCGCAGACACCTTTGACACCGCAATGAATGTCACAATTGCCGCTGTTATGGATTTAAGGGCGTTGTGAACACCCTCTATAACGCCCTCTATATTTTCTGCGTCAACGCCCATTTTCTCAAAAAGCTGACCAACTGCTGAATCAAATACCTTTGCCGTTTGAGATACAAAGCTCTTTGCAAGTCGCTTTACGTTACCGAAAAATGTTTCTGTCGAACCTATCAGGTCATTGAAAGCCTTATCAGCATCACCACCTGATGTAAGCACACCAAGAAAGTTCTTGGCGGCAGCTTTCATGCTTGCGAATGAACCTGAAAAGGTGGTGCTTGCCTCTTTGGCTGTTGTGCCTGTGATATCAAGGTTTTGCTGAATTGTGTGGATAGCGTTGTATACGTCACTCAGATTATCAATGTTGTATTCAACTCCGCTGAGCTTCTGAGCGTCCTGCAAGAGCCGTTCCATTTCAGACTTTGTTCCACCGTAGCCAAGCTTGAGGTTGTCAAGCATTGTGTAGTTCTGCTTTGCGAAACCTTGATAAGCGTTTTGTATAGACTGCATATCCGAGCCGAATTTGTTGGCGTTGTCGGACATATCCACCATAGCAGTGTGGGCGACATTTGCAGCCTTTTGAGTGTCACCGCCAAGAGATGAAAGCAACGACGCAGAAAAGCTCGTGACGTTCTCCATATACTCGTTTGCACTTACTCCTGCGGTCTTGTAGGCATCTTGTGCGTTCTTCTTGACGATATCAGCGTGCTTTTTAAAGAGCGTTTCAACACCGCCAAGGGATTGCTCAAGTGCCGCACCCTCAGTGAATGCAGAGGTGACGACCTTGCTTATAGCCGCTCCCACACCTGCCGCCGCTATAGCCTTTTTGAGTTTCGTTGCAAAGCTTTCACCTGTTTTCTCGCCTGCGCTGTCACCCTCGTCGGGCAGATCCTTAAAGAGTTCCTTTATCTTGCTTGTTATTCCCTCAGAGATAGGTATTATCTGCACATATGCGTCTGCAAGCTTAGTTCCCTCCGCCATTACTTTTCACCTCCGATAATTCTTTGTCTTTCCATTTCAAATTCTTCGATACTTCCAAAGCCTCTCGCATTATTCTCTTTATCAGAGCCTATAAGCTTTGATACAACGGTTTCGGGCATATTTATCCCTCTTGCCCCGTCTTTGGTTTTCGCCCATTGAAGCCACGCAAGCTTATCGTATATCATTGCAGCAAGCAAAGTGTCAATGGTGTATTTATCTCCGGAGAGGGACATTTTGCAACGGCTGTCCGGACGCAGACCCACAAAAAGTGTCGCTGCCATTTGAGCTGACAGCGACCTGTAATCAAAAACGTGATAGACCTCTGCAAAATCACAGACAAGAGATATCTCATCACGGTATATCATATGGGCAAGTCCGCAGACAGCCCTCAGACGTTTTTTTGCTTTTCACTTTCAGAGCCTTTGCCACCGAGTATATCGGCAAGCTCTATGAACATTTTGTTCTTTGACACACAGCTTGTATCAGGATCCTTGCAATGATTTTTGAGTTTGTCAAGCTGTCGCTTGTCAAGAAGCTGTCTTGCCACCTTTACGATAGCGCCCACATTGCCTTCATCGACTTCCACGAGCGATTCAAGCAGTTCCCAACTGTCAAGAGCCTTATCTTCGACTTCATATTCAAAGCCGCTTTTTGTGATACCTTTAAGCATATGATCTTCCTCCTGCTACTCAGACTTCAAATGAATGTACTCATAGTGAGAATTGCCACTCTCGTCATTGACGGCAGTAAGCGTTATATTGTAACCCACAGCGTCTGTATCAACATACTTGACCTCGCCAAGTGATGTCACAGAAGCACACGGCACTACGATACGCTTTAAAGCTCCGCCTTTGAGTATAAGCTCGAATACATATACAGCTTCTTCATCTGAGCCACCGTTTACCGACACTGTGATGTCATTACTCGCATTAGCAGTTACGTTATCAGAGCCGTAGACAGTTTTAAGGACCTCTTCACTTAGTCCTTCTATAAGGGTCAGCGTAAAGGTATCACTGCCTGCATTCGTCATATTAAGCACTACATCTCCGCCCCATGCAGCTACCTTATTGCTTGAGCGGTCATTGCCGTTTGACAGTCCGTCTTCTGAGCAGTAGCCAAGACACTTATACGCCTCTGTAAGAGCCGTTGTGGCGTCAGTCGGCAGTGCAGTACCCTTTTTCGCACGATATACCGCACCGCCTATTTTAGGCTTGCCTGCGGTAACGTTGTTTGCATTATTGGTGTTTGCCATAGTTATCTCTCCTTTTAATCGTAAAATCGTATATCGAATACCGCCTGATAGCGGTATCGTTTTGTTTCTTCGTCGGTGTAATTATAATCGCTGTTCAGTTTGCAGGATATGACGTCATCAAGGGTCACAGTGTCACGCATAGCTGCCTTGACGGTGTGATTGAGCCTTGCCGCCTCGTAAAGGCTGCCGCCGTATGACTGCACGGCGAGGGTCGCCGAAGATAGTCTGTTTTTCTCAGACGAGCCAAGCTTGTCGATTATGATATACTTCTGCGGCGGCTTTGCAGGTTCTTCCATAAACACAGGAACGCCAAGGCTCTTGCTCAGATAGCCCAGTATAACTTCTTCTATCATTTTCTCAGCACCGCCTTTAATATGGCATTGTCTTGCTTTGTTTCCTTTCTCGCCTTGTAGGTCACAGCCTTTATGCTTGCGTTCACACGCTTTTTACCTGAATAGGTGGACACCTCGTAGCCGTCACCCAGCCGCTGTGCCGCTTTGTCGGCAAACTCACGGCATATGTTCTCAGCCTCTTTTGAACGCAGCATTTGCCTTACGCCCTTTCGGTCAAGAACTATCTTTACCTTATCCATAGCGTTCCACCTTAACTTTCTTGTTCCAGCTGAGGGGCAGGTTTTCTTCTATGCCCTCTATTGGAAAACCTATGGTGCAAAATTTCCTGCCGAAGAACTCGACCTCTGTGTCTTCCCAAGCGTGTGTATCTCCTTTTGGTATTGCAAGAGTGTAAGCTATCCGCTTACCCGATAAGTTAAGCTCACTTATAACATCATCAGATGACGGCTCGCCCACAAGAACGTTGTCAACAAGCTCCCAACTATCCTCATAAGTTGGTCTGCCAAAGCCGTCAACACCTGTCTGTGTCTGCACTTTAAGCTTCACCGAAATTCCCTTTATCATTGTTCTCATAGTCATATACCTCCATAGCTCCCCACCTCTGACGAATGATACCAAGCTCTTTCAATTCGTTTTTGAGAAAATATAAAGATTGTCCTGAATTGAGATAAGTCATTGACACCGAATAGCCCATAGCTGCCTGAGACGCCTGCACAGCAGGTGGTGCATTATCAGCCGAACAGTCAAGACTTCTCACAACAGCCTTTGAGATTATCGCCTTTACTGTCAACGCATAGTCTTCATCACTTGTCACAAGGGTATTGACATCAACGCCATAACGCTTGCCTATAACACGGAGCTTTGCGCAGGCGGTCTCGATAAGACTATCCGCCGCCTGCTGCTCCTGTGATGTAAGCTTTCGTCCGTATACTGCTATGTCGTCGATAGTGGCATAAACGCTGCTCATTCTGTTGCCTGAACGGCCTGAACGGCTGCAAATGCCTTAGGGTCAAGGATAGCAAAGCCGATATAAGCCTCTGTTCTGAGATACACCTCATTGTGTCCTTTCAGATCTCTGCCTGAGTTATCAGGGTCGCCATAAGGAATGACCTCCAAAGGAAGTTCCTTAGCATAGCCCCACTCAAAGGCTCTCGCAAAGTCGCCCACGATAGCTCTGTCTGTACCCTTATTGAAGTTTACAGTGGAGTTGACGTCACAAGCTGTGCCATTGAGATTGCCTGGATTTGCACCAAGACCAAACTCAGGATACTGCTTTACGCCGTTGACCTTGAGCTTTGCAAGTGCAGAGGCAAAGTCCTTTGAAAGTGCAAAGCCTGTTGCCTCGTAGTCGCCAAGCAGAGCAATAGCGTCTTCAAGATTGCCCTCAGGGTCTGTGCTGTCAAAATCGACCTTTGCACTATTGTCAGCTACCGCCTTGTCGATATAGTTATTATCCAAAGCAGCGACAACAGTTTTCTTTCTTGGATTGATTCCGTGAAAGCCAAGAATGTCGATAGCACGAGCAAACTTGATCGCTGCACCCTCTGCAAATGCTTTCATGACCTCAAGCTTTTTCTCGTCTGTTCCATAGATGAACTCGTCACTGAAGCGTGCGCCGTATTCGATCTTGAGCGGACGCATTGTTACCTTGCCGAGCTTAGCACTGCCTGCGGATTTAGCCTCGCTTTCACCGATAACGTCCGCCTCATCGTCCATAGAGAAAACGAAATAGTCGTTGCCGTTAAAGGACACAGGATCTCTTCTGCTGAGCTTTGCAAGGGTGGAATGACCCTTTACTGTTGAAAAAATGCTTGTTACTGTTTCAGGTTCAAGAAGTGTGCCTCTCTTAATTGTTTCTGCCATGATTATTCTCCTTTCAGCTTTTCAAGTGTTTTTCTAAGTGCGTTTTCCGCACTGTTTTTGCTTGGGTCGCCCTCTGCTCTGAAATCAGGGGCATTGTGTGATGTCTTAAAGTATTTTGACATCTTTTCTGCATCGGCTCTTATAGACTTTTCGTCCTCGCCGCTGAGCCTGTCAGAAAGCTCCGCAGGAAGTCCATACTCCTGTGCGGCTCTCACCCTGAAAAGGCTCTGTTCAGCCGCCTTGCCCTTTGCCGTAAGGTCTGCTATAGTGGTTTCATAGCCCTTGACCTTTTCTGCCATATCAGCAGGGGAAACATATCCCTCAAACTGCTTTGTGACAGCATTTGTGTTTTCCTCCAGCTTGGCATTTACTATCTTGTCAAGCTGTTCCTGCGTTGTGACAGGCTCAAATTCTTCTGCCATAATATCATTCCTTTCAAATATCAGTAGCTTATCTTTTGCTTCTTCTTTTCTTTAGCGTTCGCACAGCTCCAATGTGCAAGCACCACCGCCTCTAACAGCGAAATGTCAGCGCCCTCCATTATTGAGCTGTAACCGAAGCCTCCGCCTGAACCTATGGCTCTGTGTTCGCAGTTTGAAACAGCCTGCTCGAGTGCAGGTTGTTCTGCGTGGCATATCTTATCGGCAAACAGACTCTGCTCAAACTGAGCTGCCGCCTGCACCACCTCTGCCACCTTTGGAAGCACAGCCTTGCACTTAACTCCTGCGTCTTTCATATCACTTTCAAGCACAGCCTGTCCGTTTGCACCGTCTATGGTCACTTGCCTTGCATGGGGATTTCTGAGATATGAGATTATCCAGCCGTTACCCTCTCGCACAGGGCGGCAGTCGATAGCTTCAACGAATATTCTGCCGTCAGACGTTTTAACTGCAACTGCAAGAGAAACGTTTGCCGTATATCTTGCATACTTAACACCGAAGAACAGCTCAGGCGTGTCTGAAAGCTTTGGTGCGGTGTCAAGTTGATAGTTATGCCATTCCTCTCGGCTTATGGCAGACTTCTGATTGTATCTTAACCACAGACCAAGACGTTGTATATTATCGTCTGTCTGGTCTTTGCCAAGCTCTGAACGTATCTTACGCTCGGTCAGTATCGTACCGAGTGAGGGATTTGTTTCATACCAAAGTTCAGGGTCATGTGCGTCAGCCATTTCAGGTATGCTCCACTCTGCCCAGCCACTATCAACGTTAGTTCCGCTCAGAGTGTCACGGCGATACTGATAGAACACAGTTCCAGATGATACCGCAGTGGGAGGGGTGCCGCACATCAGCGTCTGAGGGTTTGCAGAATCGGTAACAACGTATTTCAATGCACTTTCTTGGTCAGCCGTGTACTCCTGAGCCTCGTCTATAACGAGCAGGTCATAGCCCTCGCCAAGTCCGCCTTTTGATGAACGTGTTCGGAAATTGATAAGACCGCCGTCATTATCTTTGAGCCACTCGATACGTTCAAGGCCAAACTGTTTTGTGGTCTTGAAGTCCTCTTTTTCGGTATAGCCTGCCTTTGCGAGCCGTTCAATAACCTTTTCCCATGCGTTGTGAGAGGTGGTCGTTCTGTGTGCTGTATAAAGAACACGCTCTCCGTGGATAAGTCCCCAGAGAGCACGCATGATAAGTATTTCAGATTTTCCGTTACGTCTTGGCACGCTGTAGCCGTATTTCATATGCGTCCACAAGCCTTCGTCATTGGTCGCCATTATGTCATAGAGCTGTATCTCCTGCCATTCCTGAGCGGTCCTGCCTGTGCTGTTATACAGCTCTACAGCCTCGTTGCCCTTAGTCTGCTCATAAGGCAGGACAAGGGCTGTGGTGGGGGTCTGCCTGCCGACTCTCTTATCCTCAATAGGGAATTACCTCCTTTTGGGTATGAAAAAAGCACCCGTTAAGGTGCTTAGTTCCGATGTTTGATTAGTCTATTGTCTGCCAATCTTCCGACAACATATCTGCTTGGCTTGCAAGCCAGCCAAGTTGTACGCCAGAAGTTCCCACAAACGCTAACGCTTTATTGCCCATATCCTTATGGTTTACATTTGTCACAGTACCATTAGGTGATTTATAACTAACATTAGTGGCAAGCTCAACATACTGTCCTTTGCCATTCCAACCTTTTCTTGCTATTTTCTTACCTCTCTTTGCTTCTTCGATCGCCTGTCCGAAATTCATATTTATCCGTCCTTTCTGATTTTGGGTATAAAAATACCGCCTCGCCGTAGCGGAGCGGTAAAAGATACTGATAACCAGTACGCTATTTTTCAATGATCTCAAAGTTTTCAGGGGGGTACAGATAATCTTCTCCAGTGTCATCAAGTATCCTGTACCATTTCTTTTCAATAGATATCACTTCATATGTTTTATTATGTGTGAGCGCAAATGAAATTGTTTTTCCAATATACTTAATCGTCATTATCCAACCACCTCTTTACTTTAAACTTGTGTTTTCCAACACTTTCTTCTTGAAACCAATGGACTTCGGCTTTTACTTCTTCGCCGTAATAGTCAATAACCCCTATGCCTTTTAAATGCTGCCAGTTTTCAGGCTTGCCACCAATTTGTTTAGAAAGTCCGTCTGCCACTTCTGGATTTAAGGGTTTAGTACCTCCTTTTCCTGCAAAAACCTTTGGATTTTGTATTTTCGTACCCTCAACAAAATTGAAATATTCTCCTGTTTGAGGATCTAAAATATCATAATTCTTAGCCTTTGCGCCAATAGATTTTCCTATTGGTATATCTTTCATCTTTATTATACCACTTCCGCCCCGTTTGTCAAGCCTTTTCAGCACTTCTTTTTCCTTAGCTTTCGCCTGCTCAGGTGTGAGCCTTGTGACCTGTTTGCGTGTTTCAATTTCTTTGCCGTTTTGAACGTCTATGTATCTTACTTGGTCATAGGTACTTGCCTTTTCATTGACGTAGGTTATCTCGCAAGTGCAGCGCTTATGCCGTCGCCATATGTCCTTTGGAACATCAGGATAGACGTACTTTCCTGCAAGCTTTGAACACCATGCACAGCATTTGCTATGGTCTGAGCGGATAATGTACACTTTAAGTCCTGCCTTACTGCGAAAGTCGGCATTTGTTTTGACATAATCGGTGAAAATAGAGCCGTTTATGTTCTCAACTGATGCAGTGAACTCACTGAGCGCCGCCTTGTCAGTAAGGTCCTTTTGAGCAGTTACTTTTGCAAGATTTTCTATCCTCTCAGAGGGAAAATCTGCTCTTTGCGGCTTTATGCCTATGCCTGCCGCCTTATCAAGCTGTTTTTGGATATTCTCAGCTACAGAGTTTATAAGCTCGTAATTATCACCGAATGTATCACCGAGTATCTCAGCAATAAGCTGTTCATCTGCAAAAGCCTTTGGGCTTTCGGCTATGCTTTTCTCAAAGACTTTTTTCAGCACAGCTCCTGTTGCCTGTGCGAAGTCATCAACATCAGCGAGGTTTGCGTTACCGCTTTCAAGCCTTTTTATAATGCTCTGCAAATGTTTGTCGCTTTTTGAAAGCTTGACAAGGTCGCTTTTTATTTTGTCTGAAAGTGCGCTCATTTGCCGTCACTCTCCATACCTGTGAGAGCCTTTATGTTTCTTGCACCAAGATAGTCAGGCACAGCCTGGTTTATCTTCAAGATAGCGTCGCCCACACCCGAGAGTGCCGCAGCGTCAGGCTCGAAGATAGGCAACCATGCGACTTTTGTATCTCTGAACGCATCTCTTTGATATGCGTATCTGTCACGGATACAAACGGCAAGATAGCCCACATTGAGCAGACCTGTTCCGAACGTCCTCTGCGCCTTGCGTGCCGTTAATCGTAGGTTTTCATGACCTGCCTTGATAGCCTCTGCGCTGGAGGGGTTTTCGGTGGCAAAGCCCAAGTCATCAAGGGTCAGTCCTGTTTCTCCTGCGAACAGGCTTGCAAGTGTTCTCAGCTGTTCAGTATATGGCGTCATTGATTGCTGTTGAAACTGTCCTACAATGGGGTGATCGCCGTCGCCGTCTTTCGTGAAATTTAGAAAAGAGGATATCGCAGCAAGCCGGTTATTGAACTCTGCGTCCTCAGATAATCCAAGCACATATTTTTGAGGGAAGCTGTAAAATTCAGCCGACACCTCAGAGCGTTTTATAGTTCTGAGAGCTGTCTGTGTATAGGCAATGCAGGCTCTTGAAATACGGCTGTGACCGAACGGACGCTTTGCGTCAGGACGATATATTATTGGCACGAGCAGTGCATATGGTGCAGCGTTTGGTATACGCTGAACAAGCACACCATGGGAGTATATTTCCGTCATGCCTGCCATGAAATAAGCCTCTGTCTTTACAACACCCATGCTGGCACGCTCAAGCACTGCATAGCCCTCGGTAAGCAGATTTGTCACAGGGTCAATGATACCGGTGGCATTTGAGCCGTCAATTACCTGCAGGCGAGGATAGCCGTTATCTTCTCGGATATAGACGAAAGAACACGCTGAGATAAGAGCCGAAAGCACCGCAGAGTCAATAAGTATATCCTGATTGTTTGACAAGAATATTTCGCTCAGATCAAATTCATCATTTTGAAATTCATCGAACTGCAAGCGGTCAGCAAGGCTATCGACTGCTTTCGCACACCAGCCAACAGTTTCCTTTAGCCCCTTGAATTTTTCGGGAGCAAGGCTCGAAAAGTCCTGTGCGTTATTTTTCATTTCGTAGTACTTATATCTCAATAGCACTCGTGTTTGTTTATCGGCAAGTCTGCGTCGCAGATAGTCAATTCCGTATATTTCGTTTGTCATATTTTTGCTCCTGTTTAAAATTCTGCGAGATATTTACACAATGAAGGCGTGAACGTGAAATTGCCCCTCAAAGGGGGTGGTATGCCCCCATATACTCAAAAAAATTGGAAATTTCGTGGAAATTCGTGTTTAAATCGACTTCCAATCAAAAGTTTGCGGTAAAACACGGTTGGATACGGCTTCTACCTTTTGGTCAAACACCTGTTTTTCCACCAATTTGTCAGATTTCTGACGATTGCAACACCAATGAGCAAGCTGTAGGTTTTCAAGGGCTGAGGGGTGACCGCCTTTTGCTATGGGTATGATATGATCTATGCAAGCTGACAGTGGGTGTGGATACTTCAAGGAAAAATCAACAGGTTTTCCACAGATGCCGCAAACTGTTTGGGTAGCGTAGATTTTCTTCTTGTTGATACGGAACTGCTGTTGATGTGAACCGCTTCGGTCTGGTCTTGGTATAGGCATAAGGTCACCTTCTCAATGCAAGAGCGACCGCAAAATGCAGCCGCCCTTGTGAAAAATATTATAAGGAGTTTTGTAAATGGTGGAGCAGGTCTGAGCGGTGGCTCGCTCTCGACCTGCATAGCCCCTTACGGGGCTTAGAAAATTGGAGGTGACTTCAATGAAAGTACAAGTCTGAGGTACATCTACACTATCCTCAGTTTAAATTATAACATAGGTAAAACGAACAGAGCGAACAAATTTAAGCATTTTGCAAAAATCTTTTGACCGCCATTCTACAGCCGTCCGCTGTACCTCCGACCTTGTGTCCTATCTGTATCCAAGTAAAGCCTTTTACAAACCTGAGTACAAATATCTTCCTCATTTGTCTATCCTCTATCCCCTTGATGAACTCCTCCACAGTCCTCTGCTCACGCTCTAGTCGTGCCTGCTCACACAGCAATGAAAGTGTATCACCGCTTGGCAAGAAGCCGTCTATGCGTGTGCTGTGTGGTGTGTAGGACGGCGGCGTGCATACGCTGATACTGTCGGCAACGTACTTGCCCGAAAGCTCTGCCTTGATGTCCTCAATGGCTGAGGCGTTCCTGCGGTAGGCTTTCAGGCGTGGCATGGTCATTGGGTCGTTTCTTTCCATAGGCTATCCCTCCTCGATATCCAACAAACTAAGCTGGTTATTTTTCATATCAAATACTCTGTCACGCCATTCAACGCCGATATAGTCAAGAACTCTTCCCCAGCCGTACTTTGTGCCGTCAGCATCTTCACAGCACTTGTTCATCCAGAAATCCCACTCTTTTTCATTTCTTTCACGAAGCCTGTCAAATCGGTGAGGGCGCTGTTCCATATGTATGCCGAAACCGCACATTGAGCAGCCTGTACGCTGAGCCTTTGTTGTGCAAAGCTTTCCGTCAAAGTCACGTTTTATCTCGCCATAGATTGTAGGCACAGGCACATTCAGGTCAAGTGCAAGTTGTAGCAAGTCCTGCCTTGTAAATATGGCAAATGGCGCTGAACGTATCGTGCTTTTGCCAAAGTAATTGCAGCCGTTAAGCATTAGCGATTTTTCACGTCTGCCACCCTCACTTGCCATAAGTCCTAAGAACGGCACGCTCTTGTGTTGCTTTGCCCAATCATCACACGGTTTTTCTTTCATCCAGAAACAGCATTGTGATGATACCTTAAACGGCGGTATCTTGTAGTCAACGCCCTCGTTTTCATTTTCGTAACCGCCAAACAGTTCAAGCCAGCGCCGAGAAAGCTGCATTCTTGTGTGCTTGCGAAAACCGCCATACTCTCCCGTTTCACCCGTTATGATAGCGTGACGAACTGTCTTGTTCTTGTCCGTAGGGTGTGCAAGCAGTTCTATTTTTGCGGCTGTTTCTTTTGATAGTACAGGAAAACCATATTCCCGTATGATATCTATTTTTGACTTGTATGGGCTTAACTTTATCACACCAAGTTGCTCGTGTATCTGCTGAATAGATTTGTCTTCAAGACTAGATACCGATACACCTGGAACATAACTGAAACCACAGTAATCATGTATAAATTTCAAAAGCGTTATGCTGTCAAGTCCGCCTACCGATATGTGCGTGTTCAGATTTCTTTTGTCACACTCACGAATGAACTCCCTTACTCTGACCTCAGCGTATTTGACCTTGAACTCATACGGCATTTTCTGCTTAGTTTGGAAAGCTGCTATCTTCTGTTCATTGTCTTTGGTACGCTCCTCATAGCTTTTCACTTTTATCCCTCCTCAAATTCAGGGCACTCAGTCACCGTATACGAATGTATCATACCACCCTTTTGCGCCTCATACATTCTGTGCTGACACGTCCTCCAACCCTCAACCGGTCTGCGGTCTATGGACCATGCACAGCCTGTGAGGTATTCTCCTGTTATCTTATCCTTTGTCGGTACTGCGTGGCGGCAGTGCCAGCATAGGGTGTGGTCAGTGTGTTTCATTGGCTTTGCCCCTCCCCCATACCGCATAGGATATCATTGAGACGTTTACAAACCTCACAGCCGTCATGATGTATCTCATACTGACATTTCTGAAACACCTTAGCATATTCCCCATATGTCTGCCATAGATCAAGTGCATAAGCCCCATTGATGTATGCCTTGTATAGTTCCTGCTTTTCATCAAGCGCCCGTTTCTTGTCTATCTGCCCTGCTCTGAACTCTCGGTACACAATGCAAAGCGACTTGTATAAAAGCTGTTCTGCCTGTGTCAGCCCCTTTGGCAGTGGCAGAAGCTTTGCCGCCATTCTGTTCAGCTCGTCTGCTTTCTTTATGACCTCAGTTTTGACCAGCATTATCATCACCGCCAAGATAGTGCATTAGCATATCAGCTGCCTGCTTCCAGCCGTAGCATATCGCCGCCAAATAGTCCTGCTTGCCAAGCTCCGCAAACCACCACATCTGATTGTCTGAGGGCTTGCCATTCTCCGCTTTGAGTTCTATGAACAGCCCTTTGTTTCTTCCCCTTGCCACAGGCAGGAACAGATCAGGAACGCCTGACTTCACACCCATAAGCTTTAATCTTTTGCCCTCTCTTGGGTCACAATGACGTTCATTCGGTATGTGAAAGAGCAGTTTGAGTTCAGGATAAGCCTTGCGTATGCTTGCCTGCTGCGTCCACTTGATAAGGGCCATTTGCTCTCTGTCTTCATTTCTTGCCATATCCTCACCCCTTGATTATCCTGTTGAGTATCTGACTTGCTTCAAATTTCGTCAGATTTTCTATGTCGATATCCGAATTGTTGAGATACTTCCTGCCACGCTTGCGGATAAGATTTTTCTGACTGTCTGTAGCAGGTGCTTTGCCCCACTTGCGGCAAATATTCAAGTCCCATATGTATTTGCTGTCTGCCTCACGTTCGCAAAGAAGAGTGTACGCCTCATCAAGAGCCTGCTGCATAGGCATTTTCTGTCCCTGCCATATTGCCATGCCCAAAGCGTCGGGTGCAGATATCCTCAGCGTTTTTCCCTTGCCAAGACTGCATTTCATATCGCCATCCGGCAGCTTAAACCAGTTCACGTCATGGGTATTATATTTCTGCTCCTGCGCCCACAAGTCAACGATACGAACATTCTTTATCCAGCTTTCAGGACAATCCGACATCATAGCAGCCTTTTCAGGAAGCTCAAATAGCATTCCCTCCATTTTGTCCTGACTCTTCTTTGGCAGCTCAGAAATGTCAATACCGAGCAAGCTTGGAGCTGTTCTCAGGCTTGCCTTGCCTGTTACCCCTACACAGTCGATGAGCGTGAGCTTGTCTTTATCAGGGTGCAACCTCAGCCCTCTGCCTACCATTTGCGTATACAGTGCGTCTGACTGTGTAGGTCTTGCTATGATAACAGTTTCCACAAGAGGAATGTCCGTCCCCTCTGTGAACACCATGCAATTCACAAGACAAGGTATCTCACGCTGAGTAAAGCGACGTATGATATCAGCTCTGTCCTTAGTCTGACCTGTGACTACCTCAGCACCCTCGATGCGTTTTGCTATCTCGTAACATTGTTCTACCGATACCGCAAAGATAAGCGTTGCACCTTTGGCGTGTTCTCTATACGCTTGTGCTATAGCGTCTGCAGTGCCGTCCATTGCTTCTGCAAGCTCGCCTGGTGCATAATCGCCAAGCCGTGTATGTACCGCTGAAAGGTCATAGCCTATGTCAGCACGTTTGCAGAGGATATCACACAGATAACCATGTTCAATGCCCCAACGCAGGTCACGTTGAAATATGATATCATCAAACACATCATTCAGTCTGCATTTGTCAGCCCTGTTAGGCGTTGCCGTGAAGCCCAGCAGAAGACGTGGTCTGAAGTGATCTATGACAGTTTTATAACTCTGAGCCGCCGCATGGTGTGCTTCGTCTACTATGATGATATCAAAATCATCAGGTGAAAACCTGTCAAGCCTATGTGTCATGGTCTGGATACTTGCAGACACCACTTCTTCACTGCCGTCAGTATGGTACTTTGACATTTCAACACCCTTTGTGCAGTCAAAGTATTTCAGAGGCTGATTTACAAGTTCCTCTCTGTGCGACAGAATAAGCATACGTCCATGACGTGGTATATTTGCAAAGGTCACTGTCTTGCCAAGACCTGTCGCCATTTGCACAAGATGTTTTCCCTGTTCTGCCTGCGTTATCTTATCTATACACTCCTGCTGATAATCACGGAGCTTTATTCTTGCATTCATTTGATGTTTTTTACCTCCTTATGTGGGACGTGGGGGACAGCGTGGGACAAACGTCCCACACGAAAACTATGCGTATTTACGCACTTTTCGGGGTGTTGTGGGACTGTGGGACAAATTCGCACATTTTCCTATATAGGAAAACACACATATATTTTAACAATGTGTGAACAAAGCCGTGATTCTATATCACCTATTTAAAGCAGGTATATATAGGGGGAAAATGTCCCACAGTCCCACACTATGCAGAAAACCACGCATTTACGTTGTTTTTCTCGTGGGACTTATGTCTCACAAAATGCCGAAATCCGATATATCCGTCCCACGCATTTCTTCTTCGGTGTAATAGTCCGGTGTTTCATCTGGCAATCTCAGCACAACGCACTCAACGTTCACGCCACCGATGCGCTTGCCACGAGTATTGTTGCGCCCTCTCACGAGTATCTTGCCGTTAGATTTTAACCAGCTAAGTAATGCCCTTGTGTCGAAGCCCTGTTTTGAAGCCGCTTCGTCGAATTTTGAACGTATGATATACGCAAAATTGCCCTGGATAAGTCCAAACACTTCGCCGTTATTGTCTTCGCCTGTCGCAAAGCGTTTGCTGTTGGACGCCACCCAATCGCACATATACTGATAGCCTCGTTCACCTGCTGATACCGATTTTTTGGTCTGCAAATACGGTGAGATATCGTCAATTGTTAGTGGCTCGTTCGTTTTGAACACGGACGCTTCTGCAATCATATCAGCAGTAAGTATCATTGCCGCTGCCATTGCCTGCTTTTCTGTTGTATCCGACTTGCAGAGCTTTGTGAAATAATCGTTATAGACCTCTTGTGACATTGTCAAGGCTTTTTGAGAAGACAGTTTTGCAACGAACTCTCGCCCTGCAAAGCCATAGTTTTGTTTTATCACTGCTGATACTGCCATGCCGTCTGCTATCACGATATTGTTTGCTGTACATTCAATGTCGATAACTCTGTTTACCGCTCCTGCGCCTGCTGAACCGCCCACTATGGGGCTTTCACCTGTGGTAAGGATAGTGTTTCGCCATGTCGGTGTACGCTCTATTCCGCCTGTTTTCGTGCCCCTAGAACGTCCAACACCCTGAGCGAGCTGATAAACGTCAAAGCGGCTTCTGCCATGACTATCTTTGCTGAGCTGGAGTTCGTCAATGAGAAACGGCAGGCTGTTGAGAAACGCTGCTGTTCGCTCATGGCCGACAACTGTGCTGTTGAACGTCTGAATGTATTCGCCCATTTCTGGAGTTCCCCAAACAGAAGCCGCAAGCATTAAAGCGACTGTTTTGCCTGTGCCTGAATCAACGCCCCATAGGTGGACGAAGAACGGCAGACCGCCAAGCGGCTGGATAAGTGCGCTTGCAAAACTCGCCGCAAGGAATATCTTTGCGGTCACGCTTTTCCTGCGGCAATCTATAGCGACTTTTTTCCATTTCTCGTAACTGCCATGACTTTTTATAGCACTAAAAATGGTGGAATAATTCTGCTCTCCGTCAAATGTCAGCCCCTCAACGTATGGTGAAAAGCCTGCGCCGTTTATGTAGCCAAGCCTGCCCACTGATTTTTTCAGTGGCAGAGAGTTGCGATTAAGGCTCTCTATCTCCTGGAAATATGAAACAAGCTCTTTGGCAGTCTCAGAAGACACATCAACACCGCATTTAACTAGCTGTGAAATGTTTCGGCTGTTATATAGTATCTCCTTTGAAACGACTTTTTCCTGCCACTCTCCACGAGTGCGGTAAGCTATGTTGAGCTTTTCCTCGCCTGTGTCAATGTTCTGCAAGCATTCAAAGGGTATGATCGGGTGGTGGCAGATAACGTGATAGTTGCCGCTTTCGTCAATAAGATACACACCACCATCATCAACATTGTATTTGCCTGCGTCAAGCTGCATATACGGACCTGAGAATGCAGTGGGGTTATTGATAATAACGTTCGCCCCACGCTGCATTTCTCGCATTTTGACATAGTTTTTATACAGCCCTTTGAACGTCTTTACGCCCACCTCTGCCGCCTGTTGAGCCATTTGCTCAATTTTCAGATTGTGCATGAAAGGGTCGTTTTTGTAATCGTATATCGCTTCGTACGGCTTTTCTGTATAGAGAAAATCGTCTTTTGTATACTTTACGGCAATGGCGGATTTCACCGCTTCTGCGTCGCTCATGTCGATATCAAAATGCTTTTCCTCGTTCGCATCAACGTCAATGATATCATCAGAATGGCGTTCCCTCATCATTCAACACCTCCTCAAAGTCGGAAAGGTCACCGCCTAGCTCTTGCGGGGGTGCTGCTTCTGCGGTAGGCTGTACAAAAACGGCTTCGCACACAAGATGTACGTCAACTTTTTCTTCGCCGTCTTTGCTGGTATATGGCTTCTTCTCCACCTTGCCCACGCAAAGCACTACGTCAAACTTTTTCAGCGCCTTTGTGGCTCTTGCTACAGAGTGCCAGCACTGACAGTTCACCCATACGGCTTCACCACGCTCACCTTGCACCTTTGGCTGACGTTCGCCCACTTTTACTGAAAACTTGGTGAGCGACGAGTTATTGCCGCCCACCTGTTTGTATTCTGCGTCCTTTGCGAGAAAACCACTGATGATAACAGAGCCGTCGGGTAATCTTGCCCGCATTAAAGCACCTGCTCTTTCTCGGTCTGGAGCTGGTCAATTTCTGCTGAGATATCTGTAGATATCTTCTCATACTCAAACCACTCAGAAACCTTTGTGTTCTTATCCTTGAGTGAATTGAAAATGCCGATATAGTCGGTGAGATCTTCGGCTGTCATAGTGTCAAGACCTCTGCCAAGACGTTTTTCTATCATATCCTGTGTAACACCCAGCTTTTCAAACTCGACCACCATTTTTCTTACACGGTCCGTAAGAGGGATATTATTCTTGCCTGCAAGAGTTTTTCTGCATTCGGCGACTGCCTCTTCCACAAAGT